CCCTGAAAGGTTGGCGCCCCCCATCTCAGCCCTGACTCCGTGCCCGCGCGTGACCGTGCGGGCGACCTCCTCCTTGCCAAGCAGCTCTTCTAGCTCGGCGTGGTGTGCGGGGTGGAAGAACCTCAGCATCGCCTCCTTCAGCACGTGGCGCCTGTAAGCTACCGACGTGCGGCCGTCCATACGGCTGTAATCACCACCCACCACTCGGCCCAAAGTGTGGGCCCGCAAGTTGCGCAGCGACTGCGCGACAGCGGTGGGTGTCTTGCCCACCATGAACCAATGCTTGTTGGACCGTCCGCACAGCGCCTCTTTGAAGGCACCGGCGTAGGCACACAAGCGATTTGTGTGGTCCGTGGGGACTTGGTTGATCAGCCGTGGGTCGCCGACTTTGGCGTAGGTCTCCCTCTTCTGGAAGGATGATGTGGTGAGGTTCGGCCTGCGATCAGCCGTGAACCTCTCCTCCGTCCGCCTTCTGGCCCGCTGGGTCGGTTTGGACTGCACCACTCGCAGCTCGTCAATCGACCAAGGGACCCCCTTGTGCACTCTCGTGACCACCATCTCGGCAAACTCCTTGCCGTATGCCACCAGATCAGGGGGAAACTCCACCCTGTTTGCCACGCCGGTCACCCTGGCCTCAATGGCCCGCGCCTCGTTGTTGGCGCTCGCCACGGGCCCGCAACCGGGCCCGGCGATGGGTACTGCGGCCAGCGCAGCTGATGGCACTCCCTCCTCCAGCAAGAGCGGCCCGCAGGACTGGTAGTTAACCAGCTGCGTGGGGCGGTAATGCCTGGTAAAGTAATCCGAGAGCATGTACGCCTCGGACACCCTAACCTTGGCACCTTCTGCCCTGCAGACCCTCTCAACCGCGGACGGCAAGAGCTCTGTGGTGGGGACCTTCTTGTCGGTGTTCGGTATTTTGGCGGCAACAGCCAGAGCGAAGAACACATCCTCGCTCACGCACACCTGGCTGATCCCGAAGCGCGCGGCTGGTTTTAAGCAAACCTTGCGCCCCGAAGGGGGTCCGAAGACCCCTACCAGGTACTCCCCATGTTGCTCCACCACCATCCGTTCCGGCGAATGCTCTGCCAGGTCGGGCAGCAACCGCCGCAGAATGAACTGCGGAAGCGTCACCGTCCTGGCAAGCACCAGCACCACTACGCTGCGCGCGGGTGCCACAGGGAAGACCACGACGTCGTAAACGTACGTGCAGCCCCCCCGCCGGAAAACCACCAAATCCTTGCCCCAATCCCACACCTTGTGGGAGTAGACAGCCCCTCCGGCCACCTCCTCGGTGACCTCGTCTGGGCTCACAAAACTCCACCTGTTGTCGGCCCCCTCACCCACAAGCCCGTCGGGCTGCAGGCAGTAAAAGCCCATGTCGTGCCCAGCGTAGTTGCTGAGCTCCGACAATGTCAGGTAGTAGTCGTTGTCTACCATGGTCACGAAGTCCCCTGGGTACAGTAAAGCCTGGGCGGCGTCGGACAGCAAGTCCTTGGTGACGCGAAACTGCCGGGGGCCAGTGGCCAGTCCTCCCCGTTCACGCGCCGCCACACTCACGTCATACCTACGCTTGCCCAGCTTCTCAGCCACCTTGGTCAAAAACCTAGTCGCGCTGACGCGCGCGGCCGCAGCCACCGGATGGCTGTGGCCGGGTGACATCTGTCCCGGGTGATGCGCAAACACCATGTTGCGCACCGCACTGAGGCGCACTTTCCGGTCAGTCATCGTGCTGAACCGGTCTAGCGCCCATGTCTTAAAGCGAACCCCTGGCGGGTCTGCGTGTCTCGCGCCGGACGGTACTCTGCCCCGCCGAACGCCCAAGCACACGACCGTGGCACTAATGCCTACGACCAGGAGTTTTGCCAGTTTTCGC